TACCGTCGAGTGCGGTTCCTTCGTAGGTGTGAGCGATAGCGTCAACGGTGGCGCCCTTCATCTGCTCGTCGCCGGAGCCGTAAATAAGCTCGGTTACCGCCTTGTCGCGCACCTGCTCGATTAGCTCGTCGGTGATGTAGGAAATAAATTCCTCGACCGCCATAGCCTCGAGTTTCCAAGAAACGCGGATTGTTTCGGAAATCTCGGTGAGACCGAGGGAAAGCTCCGCCCACTCGATAGAAGCGTCGGCGGTCTGCTCGGTTTCCTTCTTGTTCTTTGCACCGCTCGCGCTCTTCTTATAGGGGAACTTGAGCAAACCGGGAACCGCGGTTCTGTTTGCGTCGCGGAAGAGAGGAGAAACGAGGGAAATCGCCTCCATAAGCGCGGTGTTAATGTCGGTAGGGATAAACAAACCGCCGTTGTTTACGCCGTCAGCGTCAGCGGAGGGCGCGGAGAACTCGGTCGCGGTAGTTGTGATCGCGGTCTCGAGGGCTCTCTGTTCTACGGGGGAGAGAGCGCGTCTCATAAGGGTTTTAGCCCACGCGGTACGGTATTCGGGAGTAGAGAGTACGGTCTCGCGGGAGAAGGTAATCTCGCTCGATCTGTTGTTTGCGGGTGCGGCGGGGTTTGCTACGGGGTTCGTAGGTACGGTTCCGTCGCCGATACCCTCAATAATTCTCTTTCTCTGCTCGAGGGAGTTATACTCGGCGTCGAGGTCGCGAACCTCGGTCTCGAGGGCGGGAAGATCCACCTCGGCGGATCTCTGCTCAAGCTGTGCGCGAATTTCAGCCTTTCGCGCCTTGATTTCGTTCATTCTCTTAATGATTTCGTGCATTTTTTGATTTTCCTTTCTGTGTGTTAAAGTAAAGTTTTGATAATGAGCTCTTGTCTGCGGCGCTCTTGCTCCAAAAGCTGAACCTCTTTTTTGTACTCCTCCTCAAAGAAGCTCCTCGCGGAAATTGATGTTTGCTCGTAGGCGGGGAACGTTACCGCCGAGACGTCGTAAAGCTTCTTGACGCGGATAATTGTTCGCGTTCTCGTCTCTTCGTCGTAGCTCGATTCGGCAATCGTGAAAGAAAAGCTCATTTTGTCAATTCTTCCCGCCTTTATATCCCCGTAAAGCTGACGGTGCCTCTCGTCCGTTCCGTCAAGAATCGCCTCAATATCGAACGTGTCTCCCACGCTATAATTAAGCGATCCGTTTTTGTTGCGGGCGTAAGGTGTTAGCTCGTGGTTCAAATTAAAAATAAAATCGCTCATATCCGCTTTATCAAAAGCTCCGCGGGCGATCTTCTCGTAGAATTTGATTCCGTCATACTCGTATAAACAAGTAGGCGTATCGAAAACGACGGGGGTTCCGCGAATTATGAGCTTGTTTTCTTCCTCGGTGCTCTCCCCGAGGTTGTATGTACCGAAAGAACGGTATTCTCTCTCTTTAGGCTTGAATGGCATTATTCGTTTTCTCCTTCTCCCTCTCCGGGTGTGGTTTCTTCGCCGTCTTTAGGAGGCTCGGCGGGTTCCTTTGGAGGTTCGTCTCCGAGTTGGTATTGATCCGCTTTATCTGCGTTTACGACGTTGAGCGTTTGCACTCTGCGGCGACCTTCCTCTCCTCCGATCGGAGGATAGCCGATCGTCGTGAGAGCTTGATCGAGCGAAAGAGCGCCAATGTCAGCGAGATATTTTACGGCGGCGAGGCGGTCGGGGAGCTTTGCGTATTCGAGCGTATTTATGTCCGCGTCGATTTGATTCCCGAACCCTCTCTCTTTGTGCGTAAAGAGGCAATTTGTGAGCGCTTGCGAGAGCTGAACAAAGAACGGGCGAAGTTCTCCTATGTAAAAGTCGGATTCTTCCTCCGGCGTCGCCTTGTTGGTTACGATCTTGTCGTTTGTGCCGAAATATTCGTGAATGGAATCTCTAACATAGGCGAGCTGTTTATCCGGGATAGGCGTCGTCTTGTCCGTCATAGGCGTATATTTGTATCGGTTATCCGTTACAATAACGCCGGAGCCGTTATTTTCGAGGGAAAGGTTATCTCGGATAAATTCCTCGCGGCGCTTTCGGAGATCCTCGTTCTTTACTCCGCCTTGAACCTCGAGCGTACCGCGAATAACGGATACGAGCTCCGCGAATTTGCTCATACTTTGATTGAATGTGTTCGCGGTCTCGAGTACCGGTGTCAAAGGATTGTTTCCGGAGGGGAAAATATCGTGATCGAGAAAATGCTTTCCGACGAAAGCGACGTCGGTTATCGGGAGCGCGTATTGTTTTCCGCTCGCGAATCTAAACAAAACGAAAATCTCGCCTTGATATTCTTTGAGTTCAAGCGCTCTCGCGTTGATGTTGTAAATCTCCTTGAGCTTTCCGGTGAACTCGTCCCAAATCGGAAAAACGCAAGCGTAATTATATACTTTGTAATTCGCCGCGCAACGATAATAGAAGCTGTACGCCGTATTATACGGATTCGGGCGGAATTGCAAAATTCGATTTATCTCGTCGTTTACCTCGACGGCTTTTCCGTCGTTCATTCTTACGTGTTTCGGCTTCACGACCGCCGCTCGACGAGAGAAAGCGTCAACCGAGGCTCTTACTTTGTCGTCCGCCCACGCATTACCCGAGAACGGCGTAAAGGTGCTCGTATAACTGTTTAAGAGTTGGAATGTTGAGAGGCTTCGCGGCGATTCTTTTTTACCGAAAATTTTTTCAAATAGTCCCATTTTGATTTTTACCCCACAAAATACATATAATTTTCGTAGTCCCGAACATAAACCACCCAAGCGTTAAGGAGCGATACCGCGCCGTCGATTCGTCTTTTATCGGTGATCTTTTTCGGTTCGATATTATTCAAGCCCGATTTTTTGGCGGCGGTATTCGATAAGCACCATTTCAAAACGGGATTGTTGTTATAATTTACTTTATGAGCCGCAATCGCGGCGCCCATTTCTCGCATAGGTTGAGACCACGTAAAGGCGCCTTGCGCTACTTGCTCCATAACGAAATTATTATTTTTCATTTCCTCCACCCAATACCCGGCGAGAGCGCGGTCGTAACCGATTTTTGTGGGCGTTATTTGCCACTCGTCGCGCATTTTTACAAACCAAGCCGTAACGTCCGAGTAATTGACGCGGTTTCCGGAGCATATTGTAAGGAGCCCTCTCTTTTCCCATATTCGATAGGGCGCCTCGTTTGTGTTTTTGTCCTCGAGGTGCTCGACGCGAGTTTCCGGGAGGAAATATTGTTGCAATACATAGACGGTCTCGTCTCCCGGCTTTCGTATGAGAAGCGTCGCCGCCGTTAAGTCGGTAGTAGCGGAGAGGTCGCAACCTCCGATCGCGTATGTATTGTAAACGTCCTCGAGTGTAAATGTCGCGGTGTTGTTGATTTCCTCGAATGATAACCAAGATTCCGAGCTATTCTCTCGGACGTTGAAATCCTTACAGAGAACACCCGGGAGATCCGCGGGATTGTTTTTAGCCCTCTCGACAAAAGCGGCGAGGGTTTTATATTGCTTGATAACTCCGAGACCGGGATTCGCTTTGATCCACATTTCCGGGTTAGTCCACTCCTCGCGGGCGTCGAGTTCGTAGAGTACGGGGAGGAAAAGAGGATCCTCGATAATACCGTCGGCAACGTCGCAAGCGTATTTATACATATCGTCGAAGATACATTCGCGAACGGTTCCGGCTGTCGTAATCATAACGACAAGAGGTTGACGTCGGCTCGAAATGGATTGTTTCATAACCTCGTAAAGGTTACGATCTCGTATCGCGTGGAGCTCGTCAATAATTACGCCGTGAGCGTTTAAGCCGTCAAGGGTATTTGAATCGGAGGCGAGAGCCTCGAAAATAGAAGATGTAAGGGGGAAATATACGTCGTTGCGGCGCTTTTTTAGGATCGCGCGGAGTTCCGGGCTTTGCTTTATCATATTGACAGCCTCGGTCAAAACCTTTTTCGCTTGATCCTTTTTTGTTGCAACGGAATATATTTCGGCGGCGCCCTCTCCGTCCGCGATAAGCATATAAAGCGCGATTCCGGATAGGAGGGTAGATTTACCGTTTTTTCGTCCACACAAAAACAGAGTTTCGCGGAACCTACGGAACCCCGTCTCTTTCTCGATAAAACCGAAAAGCGCTTGAATAAAAGCCTTTTGGAAAAGCTCGAGTTTAAGCGGGGCGCCGAGAGCGCCTTGAGATTGTTTACAAAACGTCTCGATAAAGATAATCGGACGCTCGCCGAGTTCCTCGTCGAAATAATACGGGGAATTTTCTTTCGGGTTTCGTATCTCCTCGGCGAGGCGGGAGTATATCGCTCGAACGCGGCGGCTCGTTACGATTTCGCCGCGTTCGATTTTGGAATAATACTCCTCTATGAAATTCACTTTTTGCCCGCCGTTTTTCCTCCCGTTACGAACGTCAATATAGCCTCGCCCGCGGCTTTGGCGTCGTTGTTAGGAAGGAGTTCGAGGAGCTGTTTTAATAGCGAGGTGTAGCTTTTTATCGTCGTATTATAGCTCTTTAAGGCGGGATTTTCGCGCCTTATTTTCTGTTTTCCTTGCTCGAAAAGCTCGATAACGTCGCCCTTTGCGATCTCCTCGGAAAGCCGCTCGAGTATGATTTGAGATACCGCGAGT